CATATGACGGAACAAAGTTAGGTAATACACTATTAACGATATTTAATACACCACGTGCACCTGCATTCTGGTCTACAAATACAGGATAATCAAATTCATTAACAGGAATCTCTAGTGTATAATAGCATTTTTGTGCGTCTATGTTTTCCAAGTCGGCTGCATTCAATATCAATGCACAAATTCCTGTAGCTGGCAATTGTAGTGTCAATGCTTTCTGTAGAAGGACCTGATTCCCTTCATAGTTGAGTATTCTACAAGTAATAGATTTTCCTGTAATATCCACAGGTTTCTGTTCCTGATTCAAGAATTGAAATTGAAGTTGTTTATTAAATGGTTTTTTCCGATACTAAATATAATGACTTTTTAGTACAATGATCCAAAACGAATTTTTCAAAAAACTTAGCGAAAATCACCCCTTCATAACAGTATGTTCATACGCCAACCAAGATTATGTTGGAATAGTGCAGAATCGTGATGAGATGGTGACTACAATCTATGATTATGGATCTATTATAGATACTGCAATTAAAGAAAAATTCCTAGAATTAGGTGAAATATGGTGGTGGGAAAGTAATAGACTTATACCTATCAATCTATTTTTAAAGCAAGAGTGGGCTATGTTTAAGCCCTATATACGAACATTCAACAACAAAAGTCTAGTTGTAATACACGGTCCAGTGTGTAGTATGGCTGAATTAAGTAAACGTAGAAGTAAACGCCGCAGTATTACTCTTGTCAAGCGCCTCTCCTAACAAATTCATGTGTACCACGACTAAGTTTGCGTAAGCAATAGCGTGAGCCTTCTTAAACACATATCCATCAGTTCCTTTATCCCACACAGTTTTAGCAACTTCTGACCATTTTTCTCCGATCAAATGTTTTTTACCGGGCCGAATAACAGCTAGAAACATAGCTAATCTTGTAATACTATCTACTGGTTCTGGCATCTTCTGTAGATTATAGTACTGATTGTTCAAATGAATCAATTGTTCTACAAACTTACTATCAGTTAATTTAGACCAATCAGGTTCTCGCATCAATTCTACTAAATGCTTTTCATCACGAACCTTCTCATACACATGAACATTTAACAGGTCTAGTTTAAAATAACCACGCTTATCTGCTATTGTGTAATCAATGCTTGCAATATCATTGATAGGGTCGTATGGTATGTCAGTTACATATATACCTGTAGCATGATTGCGTATAGGTTTAACATTACGCATAGCCGCACGTGTATGAGGAATCAACTTTAATAGTTGATCCCTTGAACCAAAGTCAATATCAATGTCTGAATCTATTCTCATTTTGGTGATGTTACACCTGTTACTTCCCACAATGTTCGTGTATCACGCATAGTCCAGAAAGGCCAGGGAATAGGATTAGGTTTATCACTAGTTTGTCGCCAAGCATTCTCCATTACAACTAAGTCAAAAGGCGCACCATTACTCCAAACAGCACGACGGTTCCAACAGAACTTATAAAGTATCTCCATGCATTCTTTAAACGGGACTCGTCCATTGTCTCCCATTGCTTCTTCAAGTGCTTCAGGACTCTGCTCACTCCACCAACGCAATGTATCTTCATTAATACTTCTCCCGTAAATTTCTGTTTGATCCTCAACTGTAGGTCGTAGTTCTAACCGCTCAACGACACCACTGCCTTTAGGATCAAATCGTACGGCCCCAATAGTTAGTATAACACAATTAGGTGTTGTATCTAAACTCTCAATGTCAATCATTATATCATTTGCCATATTATGCCTGTAGTGTTTTCCAAATATATTTCTTCTCTAAGTAATCTTGTAATTTATTTGCTTCATCTTTGCTTTTAAATGCTACACCTTTAATCTCGTACATATCTTCTAGGTACCTAGCGTAGTCACCATTAATATCTTGCGCCCAAGTGTTTAAGTTAATCCACATAACATCAACTTCATCACTCATAAGTAATATACCTATGCCAACTTCATTGCAACCTATATCCTTGAATAAAAGGTCAAGTAATTTTTTCTTGGTATCAAATTGCCTAATGTTATCCCATTTAGGCCATGATACTAGAAATTTACCATCTTGTAAAGATTTTATGGGAAAAGGTGTATTGTTCATTGGAACTTTAATAAAAATATTAGGTATTTCTTTTCGTCAACAATCTGATAACCATCAGTTATGTTACCACCAACTATGTTCATTTTTAAGCCATATTTTCCTACTAGATAATCTTCAAAGTCGTATGCATCAAATTCTTTGTTTTGTTCCAAATATTCTTTACGAATTTTTTTCAATGCTTCCCAATAATTCCAACGATTCTTTCGAAAATCAATCTCTGGATCATCATCATCAAAATCTCTAATGTGTGGTATTTTTGCCATCAACTATTTCAAGGTATTTGTCAATATGTTTTGCTTGCACTGCACATTCATGCCAGCCCGGCTTAGTGTGTTCCCAACCACTTACTTCATCATAATGGTCAAATCTTATTGCCATCTTAGTATAAACCATTCGGCATCTTGTTTCTTTTCAAATATATATCGTGTACTTAGATTCTTCCATTGTCCGATGCAATTCTGCTCAAGCCAAATGTTGATATCTACTGCTTCCTGATTATTACGAAATCTTTTTAGTTGCACATTTGTCCATCCAGTTTCCGTAAATATATCGGCTATCATAGAAAAATCCATTTCAGTAGCCATTCGCCTGCTCATCTCGTCAATTATATCTTGTTCTAACCCCATACTAAACTAAACCAAGTTGCTTTTTCTTCATCATCAAATTCTACTGTACAATAAGGTCTACCCATTTTACCTTTTGATGCAACTTCATGCCCTACTGTTAAATGCCAGCCTTCTCCGTGCCAAAAGATAATAGGTTTATAATGTAACATAGTTCCTACATTGTCTTGTAGCCATTGTAACACAGGTGCATATGGCTGATATACTTTTATGGTCACTGCCATTTTAGTAAAAACCATTCACAGTCTTTTTTATCTCTAAACCAAAACTTAGCATTATTAACATACCAGCGTTCGTTAGCTGTCCACACACCTGGATTTTCTTTTGTACCACTGGGTCCATATGTATTAACACACCAAGCAACCATTTCGTCCCATTCTCCGGATGATATTATTGGCGTAACTTGATGGTAAGGAAAATCAAATGCTGTACCTATACCATCATAGTTTACATTACGTAATGCTGCCCATCCACCATTTGTTCTATGTAGTGTATTATTCATCCCCACCTCAACATAAAATAACTAGCATTACTATCATTGTAAAAAGTAAACACTGTTTGTTTTGGAATCTCTCCTATCATATCATCCCATTGACTTTGATTGTAAGCAAAATCAAAATCAACACCCTGAATCCATCCCAATTTTCTTAATTCAATAACTATGCCTATAGTTGTTACGGCATCAATGTAAAGTATTACTTGTGCCAATTCATCCCCATCTTAACTCAAAATGTATAGCGTCACACTCCTTGTCAAAATAAAAATCCATATAATCTTCCGTTGGATGAGTGGTAAATTTGTCTCCCGGCAACCCGTAGTGTTCCATTGCCCAAGCGCACGTTTCATCCCAATTATTTATAGTGTCACCTTTTTTCCAAGGGATTCTAACTCTAGTAGCCTGCAGTTTTGAGTGTGTCTGCAATTTGTTGTTTAAGTTGTTCATTTTTATGAAATTTCAATGCCCATTGCTCTGGATTAATATAATCATTAATCATCTTAAGTTGATCTGGCTTTAATGTCTCTAAGAATTTTATGCCACTCTCACTACAATACAACATCCAAGGACTAATCTTTCCCGTAGTAATCAATTGACATATGCGGTTTGCATTGCCATAGCGCAAATAATCTCTGGGCTGTATGTTATCTTTTTCTGCCCGTTCAATTGATGTTTCTACGCTACGATGAATAGCATCAAACGCATCTTCTATTCTAAGATACTCTGTCAGGTACTTAGTGTATGTTGTATCACTGCACCAGTTGTCAATTTTAATCTGATTCTTTAATAGCCAATCAACAAACCTACTAACATTGATTACGTTTACATTAATACAATAATTACCAAACTTAACAAAGGCAATGTAGTATGCACTCTTAATAAATTCTTCGTAGGTTTTTTGTTTCTTACTTGCAGTGTTCTTTTTATAAAACTGAACCCATGCTTGAAAGCCGATACGATTGCCTTGTTTATCTTTGTTTAAATATCTATCTTTGGTTTCACACATGTGTTTCATTATCGTGCTTTCACGTAGGAACTCACGCTTACAAAACTCACAACCAAACTTCATTGGCTTATCAATTACCGAGGTCTCTTTCATATTCCCGTATCTGTTCGTCCGTTATAACTTCACTCATTACTTCAATATCAGCTTGCTTCATGTTAGGGAACAACTCTGCCAAACGACATTTCTTTTTGTGGTTCTCTACAAAGACCTGACTCACTTCTTCAATGTCATTTGTATTTGCTTTGGGATATATCTTCTTATAATATTCTCGTATATCTTTAATCTTTGCTGGTGCTTGTAATCTGCTTACTTTAAGACTGATGTTAGGGATCCATTGATGAAACTGTTTACCTAATCCAGGGCTAGCCGCACATAACATCAACCATTGTAGTTTAGGATGCTTGTAGACATATTCATTGAACAAATACTTATTAGCATGATAGTCAATGCTTTGTAGATAATAGTTCTGCACATCACCTGAGCCTTTAACTGCACTCATCCACTGAATCAACATGAAGGGTACAAACTTTTTACGTTGATTCTCACTCAATCTATCATAGTAACCATAGTCTTTCTTGTCTAGTGCCGCAAGTGCGTCAAACAAATCAAAGTCTTGATTCTCTAATTTCTCATCAACTGATACTACTGGTTTTTTTGTTGCCATTAGAATGCCTGTGAATAATCTATAATCTCGCAGTTACGGCTAATCTCTTTAACAAAGTATACGCATCTTGGCTTAGGACCATCATCGATGGGTACGCATAAAAATTGTCCATTTTTTAATCGAGGAGCATACCATGTAACGTCATGGTAAATGTCTACAATTTCAATAGGTAAGAAGCTAGGACTGAAACTAGTTAGTGGATTAAACTCAAATGAATTAAACCCCCTGTCATTAATACTAGTAAGAGGTAATGTTTCTAAGTCACCGTGTTCTTTTTCCCCAATCAATATTTGCCAGTCTACTGGCATCTTAATTGTTGCTTCTCCAATTTTTAATACTAATGCCGGGGCACTAAATGATTCTAAAAAGATTAATGGAATATAATGATAATCTACATTCGATGGATTACTGTTGTCTAGTATTGCAAAGCGGAGATCATCAATCTCTTCTGGTAGTGTTTCTAAATTATAAAATTCGTTTTCAAGTGTTAATATACGCATGTTGTTATTATAACATATTTTTATCGGTAAGTCAACTTTTCCAAGTCAAACGGGTAATTTGCTTCTTTATAGAACGTTTTACGTTGAGTTAAATGTCGTTTTGCAAATTTACAACTACTGGTTATGTCCCAGATTTGTACAAAATCTTTATCTTCTGCTTTTCGAATTCCTCGACCAATACTTTGAATGACTCGAACAAAAGATTTACCGGGTTCT